CATTATATTGGATGAAGAAAAAATAAGTTTAAAATATCCAAATTTTTAAAATATCCAAATTTTTAAAATATCCAAATTTTTAAAATATCCAAATTTTTAAAATATCCAAATTTTAAAAATATTATCCTTTACTTTTAATTTAATTTTTTACTTATTTTCTATTTTAAAAATAAAATATTTAATATATAATATAAGATGTTAAAAAAAGCAAGTACAAAATTACATAATTTTTCCAAAAAAATGATAGGTAGCCGAGTATTGGATTTATATCTTAAATATAGAGGAATTAAAATACTTACCTCTGCTACCTTAGTACCTTTAGCTTTGATTATGGGAAAAGATATATTTCAAGAACACATTAAAGCTTTTATACAGAAAGGTGGCAAAATTCCGAAAGAACTACCTATAATAGACGACCCCTTATTAGGAACTTATCTTAAACTTACAGGATTATCAACTATTGCATTAACACCAAATACTTTATTACCATTAGGTTTAGTTATGGTTGTTTATGATTTATTTGTTAAAAATCAAAAAGGTGGTGGGATTAAAAATGATCTAAATAAATTTGTTAAAAAAATTCTAGGTAACAGAATATTAGATTTATATCTTAAATACACTGGAATTAAAATGTTAACTGCATCTACTTTGGTTCCTTTTGCTTTAATTTTAGGAAAAAATGTTTTTGAAAAAAATGTTTTAAAAGGTCAAAAAGGTGGCAATATTTTAAAAAAAAAATTACCAATTTTAGATGATCCTCTTTTTGGAACATATGTTAAATTTATGGGTTTAAGTACTCTTAATATTGGTCCACAAACTTTAGTTCCTTTAGGTATTTTAATTGTTTTATATGAACTTTATAATTAAATTTTTAAAAAATTTTCTTTTTTTTTAATAATAATAATATAATTAATAATATTAATAATAAAATTATTATTGTTTTAACATCAAAACAATTTTTATTATATCCAAGATTTATCTTTTCTAATGCTGAATTATAAGATAATTTTTTTTTGTCTGTTTCTTCATTTACTAAATTATGTAAATCAATTACCCAAAAAATAAAATCTTTTTTTGAATTTAATGATTTATTTATATCAATTCTTAATAAATTTTTTTTATAATTTTCTTTACATCTATTACAAGGTAAAATATCTTTTAAAGATATAAAAAAAGATTTATATATATGTTTATCTTCCATAGAAGGATTATTTCGATAATTGGCTGCAATACTATGCAAAAATTTCCAACTACTTGGCCCCCAGTATTTTGGATCCATTTGTTTTTAATAATTAATAAGATATTAATTTTATTTTGTTTTTTTTTTAATTTTTATTTTTTTAATTTAAAAATTAATATTTCCATTAACATTATTTTTTTACTTCGTTGCTGGTTTTGTCCCAGCATAGAGAGAGGTGATAAGTATTAATGTTGATCTAAAGCTTACTCCTGGAACAGATTAAAATAAGTTAAGCATAAGTTAAATTCATACAAGATTCTAAAGTATTTATATTCTTTGTAATTGGCATATTTCTTTTTAACCGTAAACTATTACTAGCTTCTTTTAATTTTTCTTTGTCAATTGGTATAAATGGTTTATTTTTACGAATTAAATATTTATTATTTAATTGTTGTTCTTCTTGTTGTGGTATTATAGATATAAAAGGTGGCATTATTATATTATATGTTTTTTTATAATTACTATTTAATGCCCTAAATTCATTTATATCTAAATTTCCTCCATAAATATTTAAAACTCGTCTTTGTGATGCTAATTTTATTTTTAATTCATTATTTCTTAACGCATTTTTGTATAATAAATTTAATAAAGAATATCTTTCATATTTAATATATTCTTCTGTTTCATCTCCATAAAATATATATGCAGCGGCACATTCTGGTGAACAAAAACATCCATCTAAATGGTAAACACCATCTAAATATTTTGTTGGAATCGCACAAGGAACTGAATTAAATGAATGATTATCCCAAAAACACCAAATAGAAGTATTTTTAGGCCATTTTTTTAAATTATTATAATATTTAAATTGTTTCATTGTACTATTTATTTTTTTTTTATATTTACATTTTCTTTCTAAATTTTTATTTCTTTTTTTTTTTATTTTATTTCTTACTTCTTGGAAATTTTCAAAATTTTTAAAATTTTCTAAATTTTCTAAATTTTCATTCTTTTCATCATACCAATTAAATTTATGAATATAATTTAAATCTTCTTTTATTATTTCATTTTCTTTTAATTCTTTTTTTATTTCTCTCTTTATTATTAATTTATTTTCAATCTTTTTTTTATCTAATAAAAATGATGATATTATATTATTATTTCCTTTTTTTTGATCTAACCAACTTATACAGTCACTTGGTATTCCACCCATACTTGATGGAGTATCTTCTAATGGCGTATTAATTATAGGATCATATTTTAATAATTTTTTTTCTACAAATTGATTATTTAAATCAGAACTATTAATTGGTAAATGAATTAATATATTATCTTTATCTTGATTAATTTTTGCTGTGTTTTGTATTATGGCACCATATACTATTTTCCCTTTATATTTTGGCTTTCGACCTCTTTTTTTTTTTTTTCTTTCAACCCCATTATCATTTTTATCATTTATATCATTTATTTTCTTTTTTCTTCCCCTTTTAAGGGGCTCTATAAAATTTAAATCTTTTTTCTTGGCCTTCCTTCCGCGCTTTTTCTTATTTTTTTCTTTTTCTATTAATCTTTTTGTTTTTTCTTCATCTGATAATCTAGGACGCCCACGTTTTCTTTTAATTTCCATTTAAATTAAAATAAAATAATAATTAATTTTTAAATTATTTTAATACAATTATACTATTATTTAAAGTAAAATAAAAAAAAACAAATGATTTAAAATATTTTTCATTTCTTCAACATAATCATTTAAATTTTTTGTCCCCATTCCAATATTACATTGTAAACAAATTGCTAATAAATTTCTTAAATCATTATTACCACCTTTAGATACAGCTTCAATATGTCCACAATGAAAAGTAAATGGTGTGATTTTTGTTATATTACAAACTGGACAAATATTTTCACTTATTTTATAATATTTATTCCATACTTTTTTATAATAATTTTTTGGTAAATTTATTTTTTCTGATTTGTTATAACAAGTTAAACAAACTGGTTTTAAATTAGTATATTTATTATTTATTTTTTCACAATGAATTATTTTAAAATTGAATTCATTTATTTTATTAGATTTACATTGTAAACAGTCGTAATTTAAAAGTTTTTTATTTTTTTGCCAAATTTGTTCTTTTAAATTCTGTCCAATTTTTTTCCTTTTAAATTTAATTATTGAGTTTTCATCATATATATTTAATATATTATATACCCAATTTGTTACTTGGATATTAAATTTTACTGAAACCCAACAAGCAATATTAATTGCTACTTTAGGATGAACCCATGTATGTTGATTTTTATAATTTCCACTTTGATTTATTTCAATTAATTTCGTGGACGCGATAAATTTTAATTTTTAATAAGTAAATGTTAATCTAATATTATAATCTTTACAAATATCTTTTAGAAATTTAATAGATGTTTCTTTTTTAATATTAAATAAATGAAGTCTTCTTTTATGATAAGGATAATATTTTGAATAAATTAATATTTGCCCAAATCCTTTCATGAAATTATTAAAATTTTTTATTTCAATAATTTCTGTTTCTGTTAAAATATCTATTTTATATAATTTATCATCTAATTTAATAGGAACTTCTGTTTTATAATTTTCCATTTTTTCATCTAAAATTAATTCATTTTTTATTTGTTCTTCTAAATTTTCATTTTTTCGTTGCAATAACCAATGACATATTTTAATTGCTATTTTAGGATGAACCCATGTATGTTGATTTTTACAATTTCCGCTTTGATTTATTTGAATTAATTTATTTTTAGAAATATTTAATTCTTCTGAAAGTTGATTTAAATATGTTTTAACTGATTTCAACTGATTCCAATGTTTAAAATATTTATTTTTATATTGACATAATAATGTTATATTTATATAAGTATTTTTATTAATTTTTATAATATTATCATTACAGTTAAGTATATTTTTTATTTTTTTAGATATTACAACATATTTTTCATTATCTTTTGTGTCTAAATTTCTTTTAATTTTAATTTCTTTTTTATTTTCTTTTACTTTTTTAACTTTAACTTTTTTAACTTTTATTTTTGGAATAATTATATTACTTGTTGAATTATTATTATATTTGTATTTAGTATTAATAATAGTTAAAAATTTAATTTCTAATTGTTTAATCCAATTATCAAATTTTATTTTAATAGGATTATTCATATCTTTTTTAAAAGCCCAATTTGAAACTTTAAGAGCTAAATAAAAATGACACCAACTTTGTGCCCCACTACCTTCACTTCTAATAATAATATCTATATTTTTTTCTTGTGCTACTTTATAATAAGCTACATTTTTAATAAAATCATTAAATTTTCTCGTAGATGTCATTACAAATTTGCTAATATTAATAAAAGCATCTTCTCTAAAATGAATATTTAATTTTTTATTTTTTTTATAATCTAAAATTAAAGTGTCTAAAACAGGAATATTATCAACAATTTTTATATAATTATCATAACTACTTAATTTAGGATATTTTTCTTTGAAATGTTTTGGACATAATTTAAATTTTTTTGGTTTAGTAGTACATCCTTTAATTTTACATATAGAATTTCTACAATTAAGCATTCCATCTAGTTTATGTTTTCTGCATTTAATACCTGGTAATATTTTATTTAGTTCTAAATCATAATAATTAAATGTTCCTTCATTTTTACAATCTTCAAATTTACATATTTTAAAATAATATGTAATAATATCTTTATTTGGATATTTTTTAAAAGCACAAGGTTTACAATATTTATTATTATCTTCTTTTATACCAAAATGGGCGCCTTTTTTAATACCTTTTTTAAGACAAGTAATACAATGTATAGTCATTTATTTATTTATATAAATATATTTTTAAATATAAAAAAGTAAAAAAAAAAATATAGTTAAAACATCTCTTTTCACCGATATTATGATATCATTTAAGATAAATAAATAAGACAAATATATGTTTGTTTTCTTGAATTTTTATAATTTTAAAGAATTTTTTCCACAGGTTTGATAAATATAATATAACATACCAATAAAACTTAGAGAAGAATTTATGTATAACCATATTTGTATGTTTTTATTTTCATCATTTTCTTTATCTGAAATTATTCCTAAAATCAATGTTGTTATATTCAAAATTAATAAAATTAATAAAGATAATATTGGTAGAGCTTTTGAAATTATATAATCAGATGTTATTCCAATAATTTTTTTATCTTTTAATAAAATTATTACCATTATTATTATAATTGTTAAAAATAATATTAATAATAATGTTAATAAAGTTATAAAATATTTAAATATACCACTATCTTTTTTGTTATTTTTATCAACAATTATTGTTAATATACTATTTAATAAGTTTTTTAAGAATAATAATATAAATATACAATTAAAATTTTTTATCATTTTTTAATATAATATTAACAAATATTTATTTCTTTTTCAACAAAAAAAAATTAAAGTATTAAAAATTAATCAAATAGTGTCTAAAGTTTCTTCTTCACTTTCTGAATCACTTTCTGAATCACCATCATTACCAACATCAATTCCACAATTTTTATTACTATTGGTTGGAATTATAGGAGATTCAATTTTTGTTTCAATAATAGGGATTCCTTTATTAGTTGTTGTATCTTGATTATTATTATTAGTATCACTTTTTTTAGTATCACTTTCACTATCACTTTCACTATCACTTTCACTATCACTTTCACTGGAACTATCACTTTCACTATTACTAGAGCTAGAATTATTCATTTCATTTAATATTCTCTTTCTTATATTTTCAAAGTCTTCTCTTTTTTTTTTTTGAGTTATTTCTTTAATTTTTTTTCTACCTATTTTGTTGTAATCAGTTAAAATTAATTTATTTTGTTTTTTTCTCCAAATTAATTCAATTAAATTAATTTTATTTTTATTTCTAGAATTTAAATTATATTGTTTACAAAATGTTCTAATAGAAGTTAAGTTATAAAAGTTTAATTGATTTTTCTTATTAATATTTTCTAATATTATTTTTTTTGGGATAGTTATATTTAATAGTTGAGACATTCTTATTTTAATAATTGTAATTATTTCTTCATTTGATTTATTAGGATAAATTTTTTTATAATCTAACAATAATGGTTCAGGATTATAATCAATTTTTTTAAACAACTCACTTTCCATTATTTTTTTTATTAAATTATTTGCTTTTTTAAAATTATTAATATTTTTATTATTATTATTTTCTGTATTATTAATTACTGATATATTTTGTTTAAGAAAAATTTCAGAATCTGTCATATTTTTTATTTGTTTAATTTAAAATTAATTAAATAAATCAAATTTTTTAAAATAAATATTTAAAAAAAAAAAATATATAATAAATAAATAAAATGTTAAATTCTACAACCTCTGCATTTTTAAATGTTATGGATAATCCTCAAAAAAATAAAGGAGAAAAAGGAACAATTCAATATTCAATGTATGGTATGTCAAAAAATAAAGAAAAAATACAGGGATCTTTAGTAGCTGCATTTAATGGTATTTTAAGAGATTGTAGTAAAGATAGAATAGAAGAATTCGTACAAAATATAATTAAAAATTGTGAAAATCTTAAAAAAGAAGAGAAACAAAATTATATGTTAGATTTATTTAGTTTATGGGGACAATTACGAGATAAAGAGGATGGTAAGGGTGAAAGATTAGTCAGTTATTATTTATTTTTAAGTTTGTATAATTATTATCCAAAAACTATTGAAAAATTAGTAGAATATTATCCTGAATTTGGATATTGGAAAGATTTAAATAATATTTTAGTTTTGTTAGAAAAAGATAAATTAAAATATAAAAATTTAATTGAAAAAATAGAAATTTATTTTATTGATCAATTAAAACGTGACAAAAAAGTTTATACAGAATGGGAAAATAATAAAAAAGAAAAAGTGAGTTTATCTTTATTAGCAAAATATGTAGGAAAAGAGAATAGAAGTTTTGATAAAAAAATTAAAATAGCAAAAAGATTAGCTAAAAGATTAAATCCAGAATTATTTAAAAAAAATTTTAAACAAGCTTTAAAAGCATATAGAAAATATGTAACACCATTAAATAAAGCAATTAATACAACAGAAATTTTAATGTGTCAAAAAAAATATAATGAAATTAATTTCCATTTAGTACCTGGGAGATGTTTAAATATTAATAAAAGAGCATTTTTAAATCTTAAAGGGCAGAAAGGAGAAGAACAAAGAACTAATGAAGAACATAGAATAAAATGTAGAAAAAATCTTTTAAAACATTTAGAAAAAGCAAAAAATGGAAAAATTAGTATTAAAGGTAAAACAATGTTTATTCATGAATTAATTAAAGAATTAAAAGATAATAAAAGTTTAACAAGAGAAGAAGAAGATTTAATTTCTTTACAATGGAAAACACATTTAGATTATTATAAAAAAATAATGACAGAAAATAAAACAGATTTAGGAAGAGGAATTTGTTTATGTGATGTATCAAGTTCAATGAATGGAATTCCAATGTTGGTATCTATTGCAATGGGTATTTTTATTTCTAGTCTTTCTCATCCAGCGTTTAGAGATAGATTTATTTCTTTCGCAGAAGAACCAAAATGGATTATTTTAAAAAATAAAAATGAACCATATAAAGAATTAACATTACTTGAAAAAGTAAGAATCGCAGCAAATTCAGCTTGGGGAGGTAATACAGATTTTATGGCAGCACATGAATTAATATTACAAAGATGTATTGAAACAAAATTACCAAAAAAAGATTGGCCAACTTGGTTTATGATATTATCTGATATGCAATTTGATACAGCTTGTTGTAGAGTTAGTTTTGTAAACAAATATCCATTAATTAAAAAATATTCAAGAATTAATACTTCAATCGTAGAACAAGAAACAAATTGGAATACACTTCATGAACATTTAGTAAATGTTTATGCTAAAGTAGGATTAGAATATTATAATGAAATTATAAAACCACCACAACAAATATATTGGAATTTAAGAGGAGATGTATTGGGGTTTCCAGTGCAATCAGATACACCAAACACACAAATGATAAGCGGATTTAATACTAGTGTTTTAAAATTATTTTTAACAAAATGTAATTTAAAAAATTATAAAGAACCAACACCTTGGCTGACTTTCCGAAAAAGTATTGAAAATAAAAGATATGATGTAATCCGAAAAATATGTTTATCTGAAAATGAACATATTTTTGAAAATAAAATTTACTCTGCAGAATATGAAATAATAGATTTAGAAGAACAATTAAATCTTGCAAATAATATTTTAGAAGAAATTAAAATTGATTTAAATTAAATTAGTGTCTTCTGCTTCGTCATCGTCTTTTTTTTGTGTAATTATTAATGGTATTAAATGTTCTTGTAAATTAAATATATTAATATTTTCTTTATTTGGAAAAACTAATTTAAGTTTTTCATCTAATTGAATAAAATTATCAACACATAATTTCTGTTTTCTTATATATTTAATTAATTTAAAATTAATATCATCCATATTTATAAAATCGTTTTTATCAATTTTTAAAAAGATAGCTAATTCTTTATTAGGTTTAACCCAATCTTTTTTATCTTTATAATAATTTTCTAAATATAATTTAATTTCTTTATTATTGGATATATTTGTATTTATTTTTGATAATAAATTCATTAAAAATAAATATTAGTTATTTTTTTAAATAAAAAAATAAAAAGTTCATAAAAATTAATTTCATTTGGAAATTTACTCCTTTTTGTAAATACAAAAATACAAAACAACATCTAATTAGAAATAAAAAAAGACATTTCAATTTCAAGTTTTTACTAACAATAATATTATTTTACAATAGTTTTTTATTTTTGATTCTCCCCCTTTTTACATATTTCATTTCTATCATAATATGTGAGACAAGTTAATTTTGCATTTAAACATCTAGAACCAATACAATTTTGTAATCTTTTTTTAATATATTGATTACCATAATAATTACAAGGTTTCTCTTTTTTACAAGCAGCCCCACTAATGACACCATAACCATAATCATACATTTCTTGTCCGTCTTTTTGTTTTTGAAAGTGTTTTTGCCAGCTCGAAATTTTTGCATCAATATCATCATCATCATCAATAAACATATGTGTTCTATGCATAATCTTATTTTTTTTTTTTTGCGTTCTTGTTACAGATGGTATAGTATAATCATTTTTTAAAAAATCTCTCCATTTTTCTTTACTTTGTTTTTCAATTTTTTTTTTAGTATCATCAATTTTCTTAAAGTCTAGTATAGTATTCAGAGTCGTCTCTATTTTTGGATCACAATTATATATATAAATTAAACGATATTTATTATGAGCTTGAGGGTGTTGTTCATGTGACAGTTCTGTTTCTTTTGATATTCTTTTTAACAAATATTCCATCGAAAAAAAATCTTTTTTCTTCTCAAAGCTGTCGGCTTGTATACGACTAATAAATAATCCTTGAGATTCAGGATAACCATCAGTATTAACAACACGACGTCTACGACTTTGATGTCTTGTATTTGGTCGGAGACTTATTTCATCATATCTTTCATCCTTATATTTGGAGTTAAGATTCAATTCATAAATATCAATATATTTATCTTCGTTGGTCCATTCAAAACTTAATCTGGAATTATAAATTTCATCACCAGGATAAAATAAATGAGCAGTATCATTTAATGTTAATTCACGACTTGGTTCTATAATTTTAGAACTGTTATTATATTGTGTGTTCATCCAATTCGTTTGATTTGCTAATGTTTGTTTTATATGTATATCAGATTCTTCACTACAAAACCCACAAAAATCTTTTTGAAAAAAATGAATTACTATTAAATTATAAGGGATGGGGATTGTTAAATTTTTCATATCTTTTTGTTCAGGATCTCTTAATTGAACTTGTGTAGGATTAGTAATAAATGTGTAATTATCACCATGTAAACTAACATATAATTTTTTATAACTTCTTGTTTGTAATATTTTTTCTAAAATAGATGCGGGTTGTTCATCAGAATAAGCACCACCTTTTTTTAAATATTCAATATAATTTAAAATAATATTTTTACCTTTTTTACTATAAATTGAAACTTTTCTTTTAGTTTGAGGATTTATTATAAATTTATACATTTTAAATATATATATATATTATCATTATAAAATTCTAGATTTATAAATTATTTAAAAAAATAAATTTATAATTTAATAAAGATGATTAAAGTAAATACAATTACACAAAAAGATCTTCAAATGATTGAAAATATTGGTAAAGAAACACTACCTATATATTATAAAATCATGGATTTATATTATTTATTACTTAATAAAGATTATCTTTGTTTAAAAGCAATTAAAAATAAAAAAATAGTTGGGTTTATTGTTTCTAAAACATTTCATAAAGATAACAGAAACCATATTATGTCCATAGCAGTTTTAAATAAATTTAGAAGACAAGGTGTCGGTAAGAAATTAATAGATAGTTTAAAAATACTTTCAAAAAATAAATGTATTAGTTTATATACACAAAAAATAAACAAAATAGCAATAAATTTTTATGAAAAACATCGATTTAAAATTATGAATGAAATCTCTGATTATTATGAATCATTAGAGGATACAGAAGCTGTTTATTTAGAATTTAATTCTAACAAAACTTAATATAAATTTATTTCATTTTAAAAAAACATTTACAGGTAGCTTTAACATCATTTAATGCATTATGTGCTTTAAAACTTTTTTTAAAAAAATGATTATATAATTCTGTTAATTTAGGATATTTATAACCATAAGCATTTTCTATTTTTGTAATATTTTTACCCTGTTCCATAGTACAATAACTTTTTTTTTTTAATAATTTATCAATTAAAATATTTTTTTTTAATCTATAAGCTTCTGCTAATAAAATATTTTTGTCAAAATTTAAATTATGTGCTATTATTATTTCACATTTATTTAAATCTTCTAAAAAATTATTTAAAACAATATCTAAATTTCTGCCATTTTTTACCATCATTTTACTTATTTTATTAATTTCAAATGATTTTGATTTTTCATCTATTGTAAAATTATTTGGTTTAATAATAAAATAATTAGTAGTAATAATAGTTTTATTATTTTGCATTAATTGCCAAGCAATTGATACAATCCTTGAATTTTTATAATATTTTAATTCTTTATAATCATAATATTTATTAAATTCTTTACAAACAACCAAACCGTTTGTTTCGACGTCCAAAACTAAGTACATTTTTAATTAATAAAGTTTTGTTCCTTTTTAAATAAAATTTAAATAAAAATTTTGTACATATTTGGTTAATGTTTTTATTATAAAACATTTGTAGCTAAAAAATCAGCGGCAGAATTACCAACACTATGAATATCTGTTAAATTTGTATGTGCTTTTATATACTTTAACTTAATATTATTATATTTTTGTAATAAATTATAAAATGTTATAATTAAATTTTTGTTTTTAACTTTTTTTTTTTGTGAATTTAAAAAATTATTTTTTTCT